AAGTTAATATAGATTATATCATCCAATTACTCACAGAGAAGAGTTCTAACGAAGTTAAACAAGAAACTAATACCAATACACCGAAGGTGGATAAAGAACCTCTTAAAACTAATAATATCCAACCAGAGATAAAAGAAGATACCAATGAAGATATTATTAAAACAATTACCAATATCAAAGGTGAGATAATGAATATTGATAATGACTTAATAGAATTCTTCAATGAAAAGATTAAAAATAAAAAAGGTTATATCAAAAGACAATTGAAAACAAGTAGCGAAGAATATATGAACACCAAGTTAAGAGAAAAAAGAAAAGAGGTAGAACAATTTGAAATAGATATAAGAAATTTATATAATAAAAATATACCAAACTAGTCTTTTTCTAAAAAACTAGATATTTATATATAAAGAGAAAGATATGACAAACCTAGAAAGATTACGTGAATTAGTTCAAATCATTGAACAAGAACAAATCAAACTTCCAGAAATGGATAATGATTTAAAGAACTGGATTGAAGAATACAGGACTAAGATAACAGAAAGAATTCTTAGTAAATATGAAGATACAATTACAAAAACTGATGAAGAATTATAATATGAAGAAGATAGAGTTATACATTGATAAAGTTTTAGAGACAAAGGAACTTGGTGATAGTATAGATTGGTTGGTTGATTTAGGAACCATCAATACAAGTGGTGATGAATTGGTTGATAACTACGCTAACGAAATGGAGAGTTATACATTACTTATAATCACCCAACTAAGTGAAGAGAATTATGAATTCTGTGGTAAGGTTAGAGACGCTATTGAAATTATCACAGAAGATATCCAAAGACTTATTAAGATGAAGAAGTTGGATGAGGATGAAAAGTATGAATTACTTAAAGAGATAGAGTTTATTTATGATGTATATAAATTATCGTTAAAGAAACTCATTGAGGATTTTATATAAATATTCTATTTGCCATAATGGGATAATTGTTTTATAAGGTTTAATTTTTATTGTTATTATCTAAAAGAGGGAATTACGAAAGTTTTTCCCTTTTTTGTTTTGCCTGTATTAAAAATTTTTCTTATATTTGTTATATAACAATAAAACGATAGAATTATGGAGAATTTATTAGATTTAAACAAAGAAAACAAAGTAGGATTAGTTAAGTATAAAAACTTAATAAGAAGAATGGGTTATAACATTGATAACCTTCAAATGTATAATGTTAATATCAATAAATTACCAAATTCAATTATCAAACATAAAGTGGCTATTGAATTAGTTAAGCGTAATTGTTTTGTGGTAATAACAAAGATACAGGACCCAATAGATAATTCAAATGTATATTCAGTTGAAGTATTACACAGATACACAGATAATGAAGTATTAGAACATGAAGGAAAACAAGTAGTTAAATTCAGTGAATTACGTTACTTATTAAGTGATATAGATTTCAACTACTTTAACAATAGAAAAGTTAGAACTATGGAGTATGAAATTGCTATCAAAGACTTCACCGTTGATATCTTAGATGAAGAATTACCATTCTAAAAAAAACAAGAAATAGAATTAAGAGGGACTACAATCCCTCTTTTTTCGTTTCTAAGAGACTTAAATAAACAAATGGTAGTCTAACTATACTTTATGGTATAACATCGTAATATGATGGTTTAAAAACAAAATTAGAGATGCCTAGAAAGAAGAAACCAAAGTTTAAAAAGGATGACTTAGTTAAGATGATAGTTGATTGGGCTATTGATGGAATACCACAGGCTAAAATCAAACAAGATATCTTAAAGTTGGGTTATCAAATATCTTATTTCTATACCCTATACAACGAAGCGAAACCAATCATCAGAGAAACACTGATAGAGGTATCAAAGGATAGATTAGAAGAAACAATCGCTGAGATGGAACGACAATACTATGAAGCGTTGAATGATGGTGATAGAAGACTTGCCAATGATATTAGAAAAGAAATAAATAAGATAAGTGGATTACACCAACAAAAGGTTGATATCACAAGCAAAGGTGATAAGATAAATAATATTGAAGTAATCAAAATAATAGAAGTTAAAAACGAAGAAGATGAAGAAACTAAAACTGAAAAGTAAATACGAAGGATTAAGAGTAACACGAAGTGATATTAGAATTGGTAAAATCACTTTTGATGCTAACACAGTTAAACCAGAACATTACCAAAACTATTATGATTTAGGTTTCACTGAACTATTTGATATAGTAGAAGAAGAGGAACCAAAGAAGGAAATCATAGTTGAGGATAAATTGGTTAAACCAAAAAGAAAAACCCCTACAAGACGTAGAAAGAAAACAGATAACAATAAAGAAACTGATAAGTAATGGACTACGATAAGATTAAAAGATTACATTGGTTAAGGGTATTCATCAATGATGGTATCATATCAACCAATGTTAAACGTATTAAATGGGATAGTGAAACAGAAGAGTTGGTAATACAATTCCAAAATAACGCCTATTACACTTACTTCAATGTTCCAGAAGGTATCTTCAATAGAGTTGAGGATGGATTAGCGGGAACAAAAACATCTGGACCATGGGGACCTGTTGGTAAATTCCCATCGGTTGGTGCCGCTGTTCATCAGTATTTAATTGAAGGTGGTTTCAGTTATAGAAGAGGTGGAAGAATATAATATTATATAAAACAATTTAAAGATGCCATTAAAAAGATGTCAAGAAAATAACCAACAAGGTTGGAAGTGGGGTGATGAAGGAAAATGTTATGTAGGTCCAGATGCTAAGGAGAAAGCGTTACAACAAGGTAGAGCCATTGGAGACTACGAATTAGAAACATATAATGATTATCCTAAGTCAGCGTCAGAAAACGCCTGTAAAGTCCTTAGATGGAGAGATGAACACGGAGATGAAGTTGAAGGAATGACTAGGGTTGGATGGACTAGAGCCAATCAATTATGTAAGGGTGAGAATATCAGTAGGGATACAATTAGTAGAATGGCTTCATTCGCTAGACATAGACAAAACGCTGAAATATCAGAAGAGTTTAAAGGAACCCCTTGGAAAGATAAAGGATATGTAGCATGGTTAGGATGGGGCGGAACCAGTGGAATTGAATGGGCACAAAGAAAACTAAAACAGATTGATGAGATGGAGAAGATAGAAACCTTCTCACGTTATATTAGAAAGGATATGAGGATATCTATTGACTATGATGGTATAATCACTAATAAGGCGATTATAGATATCTTAAATGGATTAAAACCCTTTTCAATTAAAGAGTTATTTATCATCACCAACAGAATGGATACAGGTATGATTAGACTAGCGAATAAGTTAGACATATCAAGAAATAGAATAATAAGGGTTAAGGATGATACACAAAAGTATAATGAAATAATCAACAACAGGATAGATTATCACATTGATAACAATAATGACTTCCTTAACATCATTGGAGATAGAGGTGTAGAAGTATAATGGAGTTAGAGTTAAAAACCACTAAGGTATTTAGTAAAAATCATCAACAATTATCAAATGATGATATTAGATTTATAATCAATCAAGGAGGGAGTAGGAGTAGTAAAACCTATTCCCTTTGTCAGTTATTGATAGTATACGCATTACAAAACCCTAATAAGGTAATATCTATTGTGAGGAAGTCATTCCCAGCGTTACGTGCTACAGTAATGAGAGATTTCTTTGAGGTGTTAAAAGATTTAGATTTATATAATAGTGAATATCACAATAAGACAAATCACATATATAGATTTCCAAATGGGACAGAGATAGAATTCTTCTCAGTTGATGATGAACAAAAGATAAGAGGTAGAAAGAGAGATATCTGTTGGTGTAATGAGGCGAATGAATTATCAAGAGATGAATTCGTTCAGTTGAATATTAGGACTGATAATAAATTCTTTTGTGATTTCAATCCAAGTGATACGGAACATTGGTTATATGACTTAATAGAGAGACCAGACGCAATCAAACTTCATTCAACATATAAGGATAACCCATTCCTTCCAAAGTCCCTTGTAAAGGAAATTGAGGAGTTGATAAAGACAGATGAGGATTATTATAATATATACGCATTAGGTATCCCATCAAAATCAAAACATACAATATACAATCACCAAAAAGATTTTTCATTCCTTCCAGAGAAGACAGAAACAATATTAGGATTAGACTTTGGATACCAACACCCCACAGCGTTGATAAGATGTGATTTCGTAGAGAATGAAGTCTATGTTCAAGAATTACTATATGAGAGTTATTTAACAACACCAGAATTAATAGATAGATTAAAAGAGATATTTAAATTAAATTCATTGGATGCTAACACCAAAATCATATGTGATTACGCTAGACCAGAGATAATAGAGGATTTAAGACGTAATGGGTTTTATTGTATAAACGCCATTAAGAATGTCAATGAAGGTATTGATAGTGTTAAATCAAAACAACTATTTGTCCATAAGGATAGTTTCAATCTTAAAAAAGAATTTAATAACTATAAATGGAAGATGAGGGGTGACCAATTATTGGATGAACCAATTAAGAAGTTTGATGATGGAATGGATGCTATGAGATACGCTATTCTATACTATAAGAGAAACAATGTTGATGTAGGTGGATGGGAATTTACATCTTTTTCAATATAAAACTGAACTTTACCAAATTTCTACATATTTATATAATAAAAGATAAATATGCCCGTATGTCTAATGGATTATACAAAAGAGATAAATAACTTTATTGAGATTAGGTATGATTACCTATTGGAATGTGCCACAAACATTCTTAGAAAGAATAATAGGGGTATAGACCCCACAGAGTTAGTCAGTGAACTAACAATCCATTTACTCACCAACGAAGAGAAAATACAGGACTATATAAGATTAAATAGGTTGGAAGCGTTTTGTGTCAGTTGGATGAATATACAAGGAAAGTATAACACATCACCCATCAACTTAAAATACACAATAAAAGCGTATGAGATGGATGACTATACAAAAGAAACCTATGGTGAGATAGATGAAAAGATAGATAAGATAGATAAACACGAATACGAACAAGATTTACTAAAACACTTTACCGAAGAACAAGTAGGAAAGATTATGTTGGTAGATAATATATACCCTTCCCTCACCAAATCTGAACAGATATTATTTAACGCCTATTTCATTGAGAACTTATCGTATGATAAGATAGTTAAGAAATACACATTTTTTAGAGAGAAGGATGGTAAGAGGATTAAATATAAATCAAAGAAAAGTATATATAACCTTATGAAGGATTTAAAAGAAAAAATAAATAAATTGATAGAAGAATAAATTATGGAAAAAGTAAGATTGATGAATGGAGACAACTTAGAGTTGTTAAAAAAATTAGAAGATAATTCAGTTGATAGTGTGGTTACTGACCCACCATATGGATTATCATTTATGAATAAGAAATGGGATTATGATGTGCCTTCAATAGAGTTTTGGAAAGAGGTATATAGAGTATTAAAACCAGGAGGACATATATTATCATTCGGTGGAACAAGAACATATCACAGAATGGTTGTGAATATGGAAGATGCTGGTTTTGAGATTAGAGACCAAATACAATGGATATATGGTAGTGGTTTCCCTAAATCACATAATATAGGTAAGTCATATGATAAGAAGATGGGTAATGATAAATATGAAGGATTTGGAACATCACTTAAACCAGCAAACGAACCAATAGTGTTAGCAAGAAAACCATTAAGTGAAAAGACTATTGTTGATAATGTTATTGAATGGGGGACAGGTGGAATAAATATTGATGGATGTAGAATTGGTAGTGAGGTTAGGACAACAGAAGGTAGATGGCCAGCCAATGTTATTTTAGATGATGAAGCTGGTAAGGTATTAGACGAACAGAGTGTAGGTTCATCAAGATTTTTCTATAACGCCAAAGTTAGTAAGAAAGAAAGGAATATGGGGTTGGATAATTTTGAAGATAAAAAAAGACCAGGACAAAATGATACTGGTTTATATTCATCAAGTCCATATTGTATTGATTGTGGTAAGACGATAAATGGAACAAACGACCATAGTAATTGTAAAGAAGGATTAGAATATAAATCATCATCAACTACAACAAAAAACAACCACCCAACAGTAAAACCTGTAAGTTTAATGGCATACCTAGTTAGATTGATAACACCACCAAATGGAGTAGTTTTAGACCCATATATGGGTAGTGGTTCAACAGGGATTGCCACTCTATTAGAAGGGTTTAATTTTATAGGGATGGAAATGGATGAAGAATACTTTAAGATTGCTGAGGCAAGAATAAATAACTACGAGGAATATAGACAATTTATAAAATAATTATGGATATAATATTAGAATTATTTGGGTTGTGTTGTATCACAATCCTTTTTGTTACAAGTGAACCAATGGTATTGATTAAACGCCACTTAGGTTTTAAGGAAGAATATTACTATGAATGGGCACCAATTAAACAATTTATATTTAGATTGATTACGTGTTGTCTATGTAGTGGATTTTGGATTGGGTTGGTATATACTCAATCCATATTACTTGCTTCAATAATATCAGTTATGTCTGAGATAATAAATACACAATTAAAAACTAATAAATTATGAACCCATATATAAAAGAATTTTTTAAAGATTTAACAGATGAAAACCTACATGATAAAGTAGGTGAATTACTGGATGGTATAAAAGGTAATAAAGTATCTTCTATCCAAACAGATATTATGTTCTCTTTACACAATAGAATATTCAAAGAAAAGGAACATACTAAGTCTTGCTCTAGTTGTAGGGGTAGAGTATATAATAGATTGAAGGATTGGTATAAAAACAATTTAATAGAATAATATATTTTATAATATGAAGTTTAAAAGTAGATATGATTGGAGTGATATCAAGTTATACCAAATACAGGAAATTGATACACTACCAGAGTTTGATAGTAAGTTAGATATGATGATTGAACAATTATCAATACTTACTGATACAGACCCTTATGATATTAAAAGATTACCAATAGAAGAAATGGTAAGTGAGTTTAATAAATGGGATTTTATAAATGAAACACCTAAACCTAAGGCGATTGAAAAGATTAAGGTTAATGGTGTATCATATGGTTTGGTAAATTTTGATGAGATGTCATTATCCCAACTTGTGGATATTGAAGAATATGTTAGTGATGGTATAATTAAAAACGCCCATAAGATATTATCGGTGTTATATTTACCATACAAAAATAAACTCTCTAAGAAACTAAAACCATACGAACCTAATAAAGAGTTGGAAGAAGGATTAAAGTCCGTTACGTTGGATAAAATATACCCAACATTGGTTTTTTTTTATCTTATCGTTCAGACTTATTTAAACGCTTCACAACAATCTTTGGAGAAGAAGTTGAACGAGATGGTTCCAATGATGACGAAGGAGGAAAGAAAACAATTGGGGATGCTAAGGCAGAGGCTGAGGAAAAAATTAGACAAAAGTGGAATTGGATGAAACTAATTGATATGTTAGCGAATGAGGACATATTAAAAATGGAAGACGTAGTTAAATTACCTATGTTACAATGTCTTGTTTATCTCCAATATAAAATAGAATTAAATAATGTTGAAAAAAATAAATACTAATGGCGAAACCAATAACATATAATCAAATCATTCAAGTGTTTAGAACCGTAGCGAATAAACATTTACAGATAAATCACTTTGGACATGGAATGATTGAGGACGTAAATACTTTCCAACAGGAAGACGATAAATTCCCTGTCCTATGGGTAGTCCCACAATCAACGAGATTGACTAACAATTCAACTGTATATAGGATGAGGGTATTAGTTTTTGATATAGATAAGACTAGTGATGATTATAGAACTGAAATACTAAGTGATACACTTCAAATCGTAAGTGATGTAATTAAATACTTAAAGAATGAAGATTGGGATTATGGTGTATTACAAGACCAAAATTGTATCCCATTCGTTCAAAAGTTTGTTGATTATTGTGCTGGATGGTATTCTGATATTGAGATAGAAACTGTATCAAATAATAATCCTTGTAATATTCCAGAATAATGACACAACAAGAACTTGAAAATAATTTAAGACAACTAGCGGAGAGACTTGAATATGATATGAAAGATATCATTGAATTGAATGGTGCTATCGCTACAGGGACTTTATTAAATGATTTATCAGTTCAATTTGAAGAAGAGAATGATGGGTATAGGATAGCGGTTAGTTATCCATTTTATGGTAGGTTTATTGACCAAGGTAGAAACCCCTCAACTAAACTACCACCATTGGATGCTATTAGAGAATGGACAAGAATAAAAGGAATTCCAGATGACGCTGTATTTCCAATCGCTAGAAGTATAGCGGAGAATGGATATGATGGTATCAACTTTACGAGAGTATTTTTTGGTAAAGAAGAGAAGGATGCCCTTAAAAAGAATATAGGAGAAAACTATATGAAATATATAACTACAATTTTAACAAACGACTAAACTATGAGTTTTACATTTTATCATACACCGTTTGATGGTATATCACCAAATATAACACCAATTTATAATGGGTTACCATACTCATTACTTACAGTATCCCAATGGTATGAAAGACCTGGGTTTAAATATGTCGCTGACATTTATGTTGATGGAGGAACTGATAGGGTTGCTAGACTTAAACACGATGCGGATAAGGATACCAATGTAGGAGTATTTGACTTTGGTAGAATAATTGAGAATTGGGTTTATAATGAAGCACCTGTTAATAACTCAACATTACAATCATTCTCACCATTTAATGATAAAGAAAAATCTGTTATACCATTTGAAATTAAATGGGGTATGGAAATGGATAGATATGATATCATTATTAATTGGTTACCATCATTGGGTAATGCTAGACTTGTTGCGGATAGTGGTAATCATAATTTAAGAACAGGTGATTATGTTGTTATTAGAGGATGTGGTGAAGATAGTTATAATGGTGCTCATAGAGTAATAGGGACAACCACATCAACTGCTAGAATTGAAACACCATATGTATCCAATCCAACTGAGAAGGGTGAATTTATTGAGGCGGAAGGATTTGTAGATAATAACTATTGGTATGATTATGACCAACAAAGAGGTATGATTGGTTGGATTATACCAACATTTAGACCTACTGAGATTGAAGTGGGAGATACGGTTACAATAGTTCAAGACCCAGGTGCTACAAACCCAGGTTATGATGGTGAATGGTTAGTTGTAGGTATTGACACAACAGTAGTTGGTGGAACAACATATCAAAGAATTAAAACTAATTGTCCATGGTTAGGTAATACCCCTCTTAATGGTGGTGCTATTTATCCAACAAATAGAAAAAGAATTAATGAGAATTTAGATACATCTGGTGGTTATGTATTCAATGGTGTGTTACAATATGATGAATACTTAGATTGGGACCCATCAGAATATCAATTAGGTTTTACAAGTGGTAAATTCTTAACTAATTTACCTCAATTAAATATGATTAAAGGGTTACACTCAAACACTGATAATACAAGGATGTTGAAGTGTTCAAGAGATGAGTATTTAACTTTATCATTCTTATATGGTGATTTAAAGGATGAATAAATAAATCAAGTTTATTTTACATTCTATGATGAGAATAACAATATTATTCAAACAGGTTTAGACGCACCAGCAACACCAAATACAGGTGATAATATGGTTGATGTAGGGGTAGGTCCAAAGAATATAACTTTATTCTCACCAAACCCAAATCCACCAAATGGAACTAAATA